ACTAATGATCTTAATAATTTATCTAATACTATACCTTTTTTAATAAATGCTTGATTTGTTAAAATATCTTCTTCTTTAGCTGTCATGTATTTCATTTCAATGACACCTTTAGATAATGGAGAAGTTTCGGGATATATTAATCCTTTCGAAGGTAATTCTACCTCTTCGGTAGGAAATTTATAATCACTCATATAATCTTTATTTTGTTTGTAACGTGTTTCTAGTTATACATATCAATATAAAAAAAAGCTTGACCGAAGCCAAGCTATTTTCAATAAATCTGTAAAATATTTTTAGAAATTTAATATACAGTAATCTGGTTGAACTGTTAATTGGATTTCTTGTGCAGCATTTTCAGTATCCCAACTATAATCGCCGAAATTCGCTTCTGTAATTAATGCTCCTTTAATAATCCATTCAGATACGATGTCACCTACAGGACCTAATATGTCTAATGTAAGATCTTTCTTATAGAAATCTGAATATCCGTCTCTACCTGTTACTGATTCATGATGTAATCTTACCCATTCCATACATGCTTGAGCACCTGATGGTGTAATTGGGTCAAATAACGTCATTTGAATTGTACCCCAAGTTGTTTTACCTTTTACAAACCTTTGAACGTTTATGTGGTTTAAGGCTACTGTACCTTGTGATAATGTTACAGCTCCCATTCCTTTAATTTGGTATGATGGAATCCCGTCTACATAAAGAACAAATCTATTCTTTTGTTTTGGCTCAAATGCTGTAAAAAATATTTCGTTTGGGTTTAATACTGCCATTTTTTTATTTTATTATTTTATTATAAATATTCTATTTTTTAGTTTTTATGATGGAAATGTTGCTCCAGTTGGTAAAACATTGAAATCTAATATAATGAATTCAGCTGTTTTAGTTGGTTGTAAGTAAATTTGTCCTACTAGCTCATTTCTATCTACAACATCTGGTGTATTATTACTTGCATCCATTACTACTTTAAATGCATATAATCCTTGTCTTTGTTGTACACTTTCTAAGTATGGATTAACTTGGCTTAAGAAGCTATTTCTTGTAGCGATTGTATTTTGTTCAAATACTAAGTTATCTGATACTTGTACTATAAAGCTTTTTAATGCTATTAATAATCTTCTAACATTTACTCTATCTAAAGCACTTGCTTTTTTCTGTAATGTTTTCTGACCAAATACTACAACTCCACTTCCTGGGAATGTTGCAATTGGATTAACATTTGCTTCATATAATGTATCTCTGTTTCCAGATGTTAATTTTCTTTCAGCTCTAACTACACTACCTAAAGCTCCTCTAATTAGACCTGCTGGTGCGAACCATGGATCTGAAGAAGCATCTGTAAATGCATATACACCTGGTATAAATGTTGAAGCTGGAGACCAAACTATTTGTCCTGTTCCTCCATCAACTGATTGAACCCAAGGCCAGTAAGTAGCTGCATATGAAGTATCGTATGATGAAGCTTGTGATGTTACTGTTCCTACTGTTGATCCTGTTGGTACTAAATCAATTACTGCTATACAATCAGTTCTATTTTGAGCTGTTGTAACTAATAAATTAGTTTGTGCAGAGTGTAATGATTTAATTAATCCTGGTGCTGTTAGTACATTATATTGGTAAGCGTCTTTATTACCTAATAATTTAATTGATTGTGTATAATCATTTGGACTAACACCTTGTATGTTTGTTGCTGATATATTTTCGTTAAACAATGCTGTGTTACCATAAATGTTTGCTCCTGTTGCACCGTTAAATGAACCAGATCCTATTTTTGGTAAACTTCCTGTAAATGCTACTTTTGCAGTTCCATTATTATCAAAATATTGTGGTGTAGGTAAAAATACACTTTTTACTCTTACATAAGCACTTCTGTTTGGATAATTACCATTTTCTTTAACATAATAATCTGTTCCATCTTGAGCTACTGTGAAGAAAATATCACCAATTACTTTTGAAACATAATTTGTAGCTGTTGGGTCAAGTGAAACATTGTTATATGTTTCTAGAATTGCTTTTTGGTTTGTTGTATCATTACCACGTCTAATTAATAATGAAAATTGTCCAGATGAACCATTAGATCCTGCAATTTCCCATCTTAAGTTATTTGAAGTACCATTATCTAATGTACCACCAGCTGAATCTGCAGCTTGGTAAGAATTCATAACCGTTCCTTCTGAAAGGGTTGCTAATTCAAAAGATGTTCTAGTACCAGTACTTGCTTCAATACTTTGGTTTGCTATAATTGTAGTAGCACTACCTGAAGTATTTGCAGCCGTAAATGAACCAGATACAACTCTAGTTACTAATAATGATTCACCACCTTGTTCAAAATAATTTCTTGCTGATACTGAATTTAAGTATGTGTAATATTGAGATCCGCTTTCTATCGCGCCCCCAAAAATAGCTTCGTATTGAGAATATGATGAAACCGCTGTTGGGATACCAACTGGTCCTTGTATTGCTGGTCCAATTATTGCGCCACCAAAAGTAACGGGTCTAGAACCAATAAAAGATTGATCATTTTCTCGTGCTAATACACCTGGAGATATTAATGTTTCTGCCATTGTCTTATATTATATTTAATATTGTTTTATTATAAATATTAGAAACTATTTCAAAAAACTATCCTGCTGGTACAATTTCTCCTTTTTCTAAGTCGATAGTACCATCACCATAGGCCTCTTGCAATTTTTGAGCAAATTTATTTTGTTCTTGTTGCAATACTTGAAACTTTTCTAATTCACTTTCTTCCTGTCTTTCTAATGCATCTCTTCTTAATGCAATAGATCCTAACGTTACAACGATTTCATTATTTTTAATTTGAAAATCTTTTAATTTTGAAACTTCTTCTTCTGATAACTTTTTATTTGACATAATTTTATTGTTTAATTTATTATAAATATTAACTAATTTCCTTAAAGTTAACTTCTTTTTCTACCATCCCAAGTTGGATCTTGAGTTGGTTGATTTGCAGTTTCTATATTACTTACTGCTTCAGTAGTTATAGTAACTTTAGCTTTAGAGTTATATTTCTTTACAGAATTTAGTTCTTTTTGTATAGTATCTGGGATAATATACCCACGTAATCTAATATTAAAAGTACCCTTAACCAATCTATCTTCATTAAGTGTTAATTCTGTTGCTGTAGTAAAAGTATCTATAAATGCTCTGAATTGAAATCTTTCAGGATTACCCCAATATGCATCAGATGCGTACTCACATGCTTCAATTATTTTATTTAGTTGTTCCATGTAATAAGTTTGTACTAAACAACTATATTCTAGTGTTACATAATCTGGTTGTGCTATAACGTCAAATGTTTCTATAGGTTTTCTGTTATTTAATACTCCAAATGGACTATAGAAATTTTTAGAGCTATAATGTTTAGAAAAAGTACCATATAAATTAGGTTGATTAGCATCTAGTTTATTTGCTACTGTTCTGTCTTTAGCTATACTATCTCTTTTAATTACAATAATAGGTAACATAATAGCACCTTCTTTATCTCTATAATAACCATCTCTTTGAAATGATTTCCATCTTTCAGGTGCACCATATATTACTGGTACTTCTCTTCTTTCACCATTTTGATATACAAATGGTTTAATTACATTTTGGAAATAATAAAATACAGCTTCATCTAAATCTTTAATACCAACAGAAAATTGTTTAGTATCATCATCTTTAAAACTTAATTTAGTTGATCTATTAAAAGGTATACCTGTTTCTTGATAATTTGGTCTTGGATCTATTAATTCAGAAGAAAGATTAGGATTACCCGTTGCACCTCTATCTTCAATTCCTTTGAATGCGTCTTGTTTCTCAATACTTAATTTTCTTTGAGACTTTGGTATGGGTTTTCTAGGTGTTGCCATTAAAATCTTTCTATATATGGTGAAATAGCTACTTTATCAGCAGGTATATAATAAGTTGATACTAATATTGATAAATTTTCTCCAAATTTTTCTAATCCTGGGTTTAGTGGGTTTGCAGTTCCATCTGAATTATTATTTGGATAATCAGGGTTTTTACCTCCAAAATATTGGTTTGCAACTGTACTTTGTACTCCATAATATGCTGTTTGATATAAAATAATATCACCAACTCTTGGTACTATATCAGCATCTACTAAATCTGGTCTAAAGAAATAAAATTCAATATTTTGTCCAAATTGAACCCCTTCTACATTTTCAGCATATTGTTGATTTGTTCTATTTATTAAACAATCAAACAAGAAAGGTCCATCATAATATTTTTCACCTGCTGCTTCACCATATATATTTACTTTAGTTTCTTCTAATTTAAATTGATATAATGCCGCTTGTTGGGTGATAATATTACCTAATAGTTCCCTATTTAAACTGTTAACCAGAGAGACATCTCTCTGTCCTGTAAACATTGCCATATTATGCTATATAAATTGTGTAAGGTACTTGTTGCAACTCAATCATTTTTGATTCTGCTTCAGATGCCCTACGGTTTAATAATGCTTGTCTTGATGTTTCATCAAAATAAGTTCTTAATCTATCTATTAAAGCTGCTTTTTCAGCTGTTGCAGCTGATATTAAGTCGCCTTGGTTTAGATTTACTTCCGCATTTGGAATAGGAATACTTGAGTATTTACCTCTTACATATCCTAACATTTCTTTTGTAATAGCTAATGTGTATTCAAAAATCCATTGTCTACCAATTGAATTAATTTGATCATAATTAGGATTTGAATATGGTGTATTTGATACATTAGTTATTTTATCTGGTCTCTGTTTGATACCTTCATTTATTCTTTCATTTCTTAAAATATATTGGAACCAAATTCTACCACCAGCACAAATTACATTTAAATTTCTATTTTCTACTGTTACTGTAATATCTTGATTTACTGTTCCTATATTACCATCAGCATCAATATCTGTTTTTGAAATTGTTATTGTTTTATTTTCAACATATCCACTACCTGAAGCTACTGCTTTTACTGATGTTACATTACCACCTGTTGCTGTAATAACAAAACTTGCTCCTGATCCTGTAGTTGCTGAACCTGTTATAGCTGCTGTAGTTCCAGCTGATGTAGCTGTTGTAGTAGAGAAAGTGAATGATGAACCTGATATTAATGAATTTCCTTTTAATCCTTGTTGTAATGTTGGTATAGGGAATATTCTTAATTTATCTTTATGAATTTCAAATGAATAATTATTTAATCTAATCATTTCATTCATTTCAATTTGTTGAATTACTTGTAAATCATAGTTTAATGGAGCCATTAAATATCCTAATCCCATTCCAAATCCTCCAAATCCAACAATACCAGCTGCTACTGCACCTCCAAATCCAAATCCATCATAAGGGTCTAAATATCTTGCTGATGCTGGGAATGGTGGTTCATAAAATACTCTTTTTACTTCAATACCAGCATCATATTGTGAACCTGTATATCCACTAGCTGTCATAAAAGTTGAAAATGAATAATCTTGTTGACTTGCAGTTGTTGTAAATGATCCTGAATACCAAGGTACATTTCCTCCCGATCCTGCTTCGGCACCATATTGTTCAGTTAATCTTACTATTGGCTCAAAATTCGGTGTTATCAATGCGTGATTTAAGTTTGAACCCGTGCTAGCACCTTCCAGAGATAATTGATTATCTCGTACTTTATACGCATATAATTCATTACCATATGTGGTAATTGCTTCTTCAAAAGCTGTATAAAAAGAACCTGATTGTAATTCAATATCTACTAAAGGATAGCCCATTCTTCTAGCACAGAAGTTAGCTACTTTATCAGCATCTATTTGAAAGTCTGCTTGAGCATCGTAAAACCCAAAGGCAGTATCGCCAGATCCGCTTACAAACTTAGATGTTCCTGTCCATATTGGTATATTCATATGTAAGTCGTTTTATTATAAATATGAGAAAAAAAAGCCCGAACATAAGTTCGGGCTAATTTTATCCATTGTGAATTAATCTTAAATCAAACGATTATAGAGTATTTAATCCAGCAATATCAATCTTACCATAGAATTCTGGTCTTACCATCTTCTTAGCGTATCTAGTAAGTAATCCTTTTCTTGGCACGAATGTGTCTGGATCGTATACTAGTGGAGTCATGATTAACGGAATGTACGGAGCGAATACAGCACCACTTTCAAGGAACTGAGAACCTCTAAATCCTAATAGGACTACGTTTTCAGTCATGTAAGGGTTTTTGTATACTTTGTATCTACCATTTAAGGCACCTACTTTTTGTACACCGAATGCATAGCTCGCTTGTGCAGCATCACCATCTGAATCAGCAGCGAATCCTGGAATACTTTCTAGGATTGTAGCAACTGTTGGAGATACTACCATAAAGTTAGCACCACCTCTAAGTGTTCTTTGGTGAATAATGTTGCTTAACTTTTGGATTTTAGTTCCTAAAGTTTGGAACCACTGTCCTTGTGAGTTATAAAACCCTAGGTTAGTGATTGTTCCTGCAGCATTAGTAGAAATTGCTTGGTTGTTAACTGCAGACCAAGCTTCTCTGTTTGGAGCACCTTCGATCAACATACTTAGAATTTCTAAGTCAATCTCTAATGAGATGTACTCACTAAGTACTGATGTTAATTCTGCTTCAGCATCTAATGCATGGTATGCATTTAAATCCTGTGCAAATTCTGGAGTCCATACAGCTTTTAACTTTCTAGTTTTAGCAACGATTGCAGATGATTTCATCTGAATGTTGATTTCTGGAATAGTTTGTGCTGGGCAACAGTTTGAACCAGTGTTGTTGTTAAGTGCGTTTGGCTTGCCGTTTCCAGCTTCAAAATCACCTCTATACTGGTCAGTTGGTTGTAGATTGTAAACAACTGCGAATACGTCGTTGTTTGGTCCACCACCAGCTACATCAACTGATGCACTTGACACTATAAATCTAACAGTAGCACCACCATCGTATCTTGAGAATGCAGATAATTGAATACCTCCACCTGCTTTATATACACCATTTGAGTCACCAGCAGCTACACTAGATCCTGAGAATAATTGCCATGAATCTACAGCTGTGAAGTCACCATATGCTAATGATGCAGTGTTAAAGTCTACGTATAAGTGAGCGTTTGTTCCTGCAGATGCAGAATAAGTAGCATCATAGTTAAAATCTTGCCATGTTGCGTTTCCAGCAGCAGAAGCAGAAATTAATGATGAAGTACTTTGAATAGAGTAGGAAAATCTTCCTGCTCCGTATAATCCACCTGAAGCATTGTTACCAAATGGGTTAACGTCTCCGCCACCATCTCCATAAAGTGAATTTCCAGCCGTAAACGGCGATTTGTTATTTCCATATTGGAAATCTAGGAAGAATACTAGACCAGAAGGTAAGTTCATTGGTTGAACGCTAACAAATTCTTTTGCCGCGATTTGACCAAATACTTTTCTTACTAATGGTAAAGCAACTCCAGCCCATTGACCACCGATGTTAACAGCAGTTTGGCTTGAGAAAGTTCCTGAAGAGGCAGCACCTCCACCAGTTTGTGAACTCTCTACAACAAGTTGTTTAGCTTGGTTTTCAAGAATAATACCCATGTTATTTTTGTGGGCACCATCTAAACCTTCTAATAAACCTGTTTTTTCCCATTTACCAGCAAGCTTTGCAGCATCACTCTGTAGTGATTGGTAAGGGTTTGCGCTTTCTAAAAGAGTATTTAAGCTCATTTTTTTAAGTTTAAAGGGTTAATAATTTTTTAATTAAATAAGTCCCGCAAGCTTACGCATACGGTTGTAAACATCATTTGACTCAATTATAGGTTGTTTCTCAGCTTTAGGTTCTACACCTGTTGCTTTTGAAGCTGCACCCATTACTTTTGATTCACTAACTACTGATCTATCAATTAGTCCAGTGTTTAATGTTTCATAAATGGTTTTAGCTTGAGATACATCCTTCGCTTTGTCGAATGCTTTTAATACCTTAACTTTTTTACTTTCAGTTAAGTTTTTAGCTTTAAAGATTTTGTTAGTATAAAGAAGTTTTGCGTTTAAAAGGTTAACTTCATTCAATTCAGCCTTGATCTTCTCTACTTCAGCTAATGCTGCAGTAAGTTGTTCTTCTTTGAATCTCATTTTTTCAGTCTCTTTCTCGACTTTAGTGTCATCTCTGTCACCATCTTCGTTTCCAGGTCCTTTTTCACCTTTTACTCTAGATTTTCTTTCGTCCATCTCTTCTTTTTCTTCATCTAACTCTTCTTTTTTAGCTTCGTCAATTTCAACGTCTACGTCTACCTCGTCTTCGACTTCAATGTCTTCAACGTCTTCAACTTCAACTTCGTCTTCAACGAATTCGTCTCCTGGTTCAATTTCACCATCAACGATCATGTCTTTAATGACATCCTCGATAAAGCCTTTAAGGTCGTTTTCTGACATATCTTCAAGATCGATTTCTTCATCATCCATCTTGTCTTCCATGTCTTCTTTTTCGTCCTTCATTCCATCAAGGTATCCTTCTTCCTCAGCATCTGTACGTTCGTCTTCTTTAAGATCTTTATCATCTTTTTTAGACTTCATTTCTTCGTCCATGTCATCTTTTTTCTTAGATTTCATTTCTTCGTCCATTTTTTCTTCGTCTTTTGCTTCGTCTAAAGGCAATTCAGATTCATTAACGTCTTTAGGTTCGTCAGCTTTTAATTTCTTAAGCTTTCTTTCGTTATCTTTGATGTCTTTTTCAAGATCTTTAATGTGATCTCTGTCATCTCTGATAGCGCCTTCCATACGTTTTTGTTCTTCCTTGTTACCTTTCTTAGAATCGTTTTTGGCTTCTTCAAGTTCTGATAAAAGTTCGTCAAGGTCGATTTCTTCGTCTACCTTTTCTTCCTTTTTCTCAGATACTTCTTCAACTGACTCATCGACTTCATCATATTTCTCCTCTTTAACATCTTCTTCCTTATCCATTTCTTCTAATTTAGCAGAAAGCATAGATTTTAGATGTGGAGTAAATGATTCTTCTAGAGCAAGTTTGGCGTTCGCGATTGCTGTTTCCCTTACGGTTTTAGCATCAGCGATTGCCTCAGTTAGCAAGTCTCTGTTTGTTGCCATAATCCCAAAATTTAGTTTGTGAAGTACGCTTATTCATGAAGCGTAATAGAAAATTATTAAAAATATCGACACCGTATAAGGAACGGTGTATTACGATTATACGTATATGAAAATATCTTAAAATTAAACTATTGGGCAAGAACCTTTAGAACAAAGTATTTCTGTTACTATTTGGTTTACCTTAGTATAATCATGTGTTTGTATTTCCTTTCCTTCTTTTATTTGGTGCATGTATGAACCTGGGTTTGAAGGTGTTGAAACAAAATCCCAGCATAATAATTCAAAGTCATCTTGTACTTCCATCATGCCATTTCTTTGTTCTAATGAACCCATTCCTCTTGATGATACACCTACTGTAACACCATGTTTTATTAATTCTTTGAGTATGTTTCCTGCTGGTGTTGGTAAAATTTCTATTTTACCCATTACATTATCTCCATCCCACCAATATTCAGATATTAAGTGAGATACATTTTTTAAATTTACTACTGATGATTCTGGGTGGTCTAATTCTCCCATTGAACGTCTTTGCTCAATAAGTTCTTTGTACTTATCCATTTCACGTTCCCATAACGACTTTGCATAATATCTACCATTACCATTTTGTACTTCAGCTGTTGCTAATACACCTTCTACAAGTAAATTACCTGCTTCAGATACATTTTCCATTAGCTGCTGGGGAGATACCTTAAACGCATGCGTTTCGATCAGTAGTTTTTTCATCTATAGATTTTATTTATTTACAGCGTAGTCAGAAGTCGATTTACCTACTTTTTTAGGATCTCTTTCACCAGCTGCTCCTCTAGTTGGGTTATTTTTTTCATTCCAACTTACAGCATCCATTTCATCTACTACTTCTTTTCTTTTGTAAGATTTACCACAATGTTTTTCGTAAATCTTTTCCATTTTAGCTTTTCTTTTTTCTAAAAGCTTAATTTCTTTCTGCATATCTTTCATCTTCTTCTTATCAACTAATTCTTTAAGATTATCATCTTCGTTAATTGAATTTACTCTAGCTATTTTTTCATCGATATACTCATGTAAGAAATCTAATTGTGCTTCCATTTTTACCATTTCAGCTTCTTTACCTATTTCAGCTAATTTAGTATCAATGTTTTCTTTTTTAGTTTTTTTAGCTTTATTTGCTTTAATAGCTTTATCTCTAGCAGCCATATAATCATCAGAATCAATGTCTCCATCACCATCGTGATCTTTTTTCTCATCAATATCCATTCCTGCTGCTTCTTGAGATGCTTCTATAGCTTGTTGTCTTGCTTCTTCAACATCTTTTTCAGATTTAGCTTCATCCATTGGCATGTCATCTTCTTTATTTTCTTCAGCTACTACCTGACCATCATTTAAACCATGCTCTTCCATCATTTGAGTAAAATAATCACCCATTTGTTTAGCTATACTATTTGGATTACCTTCTGTAGCCACACCTCCAAGGTTATGTTCTTTAAGTATATCTTTAACTGATTCTTTTACTACTTGCATAGCATTGTCAGTGTCTTTAATTTTATCACTGTATCCACTACCACCATATGTTTCACCATCGTTTTCAGATATTTTTTGTTCTTCATATCCTAAACCTTTAACACCAAAAGCACCATTTTTAATATAGAATAAAGGATCTTTAGCTAAGTTTTTAATAACTAGCTCTTGTGCTTCTTCTAATGTTAATTTAGGATCTGCTTTAACTTCACAATAAATACCATTTTGTAATTCTTGTGCATTAACATTATTAATGTTATCTACTGATGGAGAATAATCATAGTTATGTGAAGCAACATTTTCTACTTGATCTGAGATTTTAAATGAACCTGCTTCTTTTGTATCCATTGTATACTTACCTTCAACGTTTTTTATTTTATCATCACCTTCTTTAGTGTTGATTTTATTATCGTTGTTAACAATAGGATTTAAAGCTGGACTTCCTGCTTCATTTATAAATTCAAAATATTTATCTTCCCAACTTGATTTTGGTGAAGCTTCAATTTTATTAATTGGTTTTAAGTCTACATAGTTTTCAGTTACTAATTTTTTAGTTAACTCATCATGTAATTCTTGTGGCTTTTTCATAGTATTATTTTTCTAATAATGTTTTAATATCTTTTATATAATCTTTAATCAAATCAGTTCCATAAACGACAGAATAACTTTTAGGTTCGTCTTGTCTATAATATTTTACTGTCTCTATTTTTGCCTGTCTTAAAGGTTTAATTAGAGATTTAATTTCATTTTCAATTTCATCAAAAGCGTCAATTCTACTTTGTTGAAATTGGTCTAATTTATCTTCTTCTTTAATTATCTTATACTTCATGTTATAAATATTACTACTCTCCCCAAAGTTTACGAACTGGCATAGTTGATCCTTTTTGGACATAAGTACCATCCTTATTTTTTGGGACTAGTTTGTATTTAAATTGTTTTGTATATGCACTATCTGTAACTCCATCTGGACCTGCTTTAGGACCTGGACCTAAATCTGCACCTACTCCTTCATTAATTCCTGGGTATCTTTTTGTTCTAACATCTATAAAATCATCTGATACTGCAAATAATTTTGCTTTACCATTTTCTAAATCTGTTACTTCAATATCTTCTACATCAAATCTTGATGTTAAATCTTTAGCTATGCTATTTAATTTATCTACAGCTGCGGCAGCACTTTTTCTTCTAATTTGACCTGACATTGTTTCTTTACCTAAAGCTATTGCTGCACCACCTGGAGTTTCATAATCAATATAAATGTTTAAAAAATTAGGATTATTTTTATCTTTAACGTATCTAGGTTTAGATATTTTAATTTGAGAATCTTCTTTAACTTCTTTATATCCTAATTCTTTATAAGCATCATCATTTGCTTTTTGTCCTTTTTTTCTAAAAGCATATGGTGTCAAATAAGCTCCAGCTGCACCTGATGTAGATATTTCATCTACATCACTTTCACCTAGTCTTGTAATTCTTTTATATTCATCTGGGTATTCGTTTCTTAAATGAGTTCTTACTTTATTTCTTACTTTACGAATATCATCATAAATTTCTCTAAATTTATCATCATCCTTAGTTTTAACATAAACTCTTTTAGATACGTTAACTAAATCATCCATTTGATCATATAACTTATCAAATCCAGGCAATTGAGTAATTTTCCAACTTACAGCTCCTGTTTCTGGGTTTATGTCAGTAATTGTAGATTTAGATTGACCATCATTAGCAAAAGTAACTTGACCAATTTCAAATCCTTTTTTTGGTTTATCTAATTCTTTTTCTGCATCTTTAGATGATGCAGTTTTAGACATTTCACTAAGTTTATATTTGTACGCCATTTGCTACTTGTATTTCTTTTACTAGTTCGTAATATTGTAACAAATCAACTAAATTATCATTATCTACTTTATCAGTTTTATCTAATTCAGTTAATAATTTAGCTACTTCTGTTATTTTAATTTTTGTAGCTTGGTCTTTTATTTGGTTAGATATTTCAGATAAAATACTTTTTAATGTGTTGACTTTTTCGTTATAAAACTCTCTAAGTGCTGGTTTTGAATCTACTGCATAAATAAATTCCTTAAGTATATCTTTTTGTTCTTTACTTAGATTATCATACTTATCATTAAATTTTTCTAATAAGACTCTGTAAGTTAAAGTTCTTAAATCTTTATCATAAGCACTATATTCTTCCATTATAGGTTCTTGTTTTTTTAACTGTTCTTTTTTAGTTAAAAATTCTAATATAGTAACTTTATTATCATTTACCTGATCTAGGTTAATTTTTTCACTATGGTAACTTTCAATTAAAGTATAAATAGCTGCTATTTGTTTGTAATTTTTTACTTTAGAACCAAAAAATTCTTCTAAATTATAATGTTTTTTTATTTCATTAATAAGGCTATACTTTTGTTTTTTCAAAGTTGTTCTATTAAACTTTCTTGAATTTTCAAAAAGTGTAGCTATCATAGCATGTGCTCTAGATTCATTAACAACCTTTGATTTAAGTATTGATTCGTATAACTTATATTCACGACCTAACTGTGTTTTAACAAAATTTTCTCTTAAAATATCAATTGCTGGGGAATCAATTCCTTTTAAAGTGTCCGCTGTGATTTGTCTTACTAGTAATTCGAATAATATACCAGTATTTTTAAATTTTGAATGTTTTATTTTCATCAAAAATATATTTATTTATAAATATTAGCTTTTTAGTTGAGATTCATCAAGTAGTGTACTATCGTCTTTATCTCCTTCAAAAACCATTCGTTTTTTAGGAAGATTCTTAAATAAATCTTTATTTTTCATTAATGTTACTTTAGGACTTTCAAATTCACTGATACGTGGTCTTCCATCTCCATCATTTTTATCTGTATCTTTCATTCGTTTTACACCTAATGGGTCTTTCCCAAAATTACTATCTTGTTTTCCTCTATTACTAATTGAGTTTACTGGTCTTCCTAATTTAGGATCATCTTCAGCATAACCTGCTGGTACATTAGCTGGGTCTGATTGCATTCTACCCATACCATATAATGAAGCTAAATCATGAGGTGTACCATATGATTTACCAGTTGCTACTGGGTCATTACCTTCTGCTTCAATTTGAGCTACTCTAAATTTACGTTTAGCATCTTCTCTAACTAGATCTCTATATTCATCATATTGATCTTCACTAAAGTGATAAACATTATGATAAATCCAATCTGAAGGTACTAAACCTTGTTCTAATAACGAACCTGCTAATTCAGACTTTGATTTTAGTAATTCAATTTTTTCTTGTTCAAATATAATTGATGGTGTTTGCATTGATAATTCAAAATTAGTCAATGACTGGTCAGTATAACCTTGAGTGTATAAATGTACTAAAGCTATTTTATTTAATTCTGATAATAATATTTTTTGTATTCTATCAATTGTACGAGCAAATCTAATATCCTCAGCCGCTAATGTAGCTTTACCTTCCGTTGTTTCATCATATCCTAAAAATGCTTTAGGTATTTTTAATGCTGCAAATAATTTATCTCTTAAATATTCTACATCTTGAATACCATCATATGATAAACCTGGTGTAGTATCTATTTTAGTTGCGTTGTCATTTCCTCTAACTGGTATGTAGAAATCTTCTAACATATTTTGCATATTATACTTCAAGTTATATTCACCCGTTTTTTCATCCATATATGGAGTACGTTTCATACTTGAAATTGTTTTTTGCATAAATGCTTCTACTTCATTAGGTGGTATAGCTCCAACATTTACATAAAATATTCTTTTTTCTGGGGCACGAGCAATTCTATGAATTAACATTGCATCTTCCATTAATGAATATTGTTTATATAATTTTCTAGCTGGTTCGATATATGATCTACCATAAGGAAGATAATTAACGTCTGCTACCATTCTAAAGTGAGCCATTTCGTAATTATCATAAGTAATACCTGAATTATCATCAGGACCTCCTTGATTAGGTACATTATAATAACCATAAGAACTACCAGCGAATCCATCTGGGTTCCATTTATATTTTACTTCTGATGGGTTTTCTGGGTTTTGTCCTTCTATTCTTTCAATATGATAAGCTGTATAAGGTATTACATTATACACACCAAATTTTTCAGCTATTTCTAGTTTTAAGAAAAAATCACCATATTTACACATTTGTCTAACCCACATCCAAAGATTAAATTCTATATTTAATACATCGTAA